TCAGGAATATCCTTTTCTATACCTAATTGTATGAAAATATCTGAAAGATAACTTAATATGGCAGGCATTGAACCATTCAATAAGGTGGTTGTGTCTATTAATTTTTCATCATCACATTCTATAATAAAATTAGGTTTAAATAATTCATTCAATTGAAAAATATGCGTTGAATTAACATGATCATTGATAAAATATGGAATAACTCCTTTGCCGGTCTCTATACATATATTAGGCATGATTCTTATAATGGGATAATAGTCTGAATTCAAATAGTTTTCTATAAAATCATTCTCTATACCTGCTACAGAGGATATAATTAATTTATTCTGATCTCCAAATCTCTCTATTTGTCCTAATACTCTTTTCATATTTGACGGTTTGATTGATAAAATAAGTATATCAGAATTGTTAATCACATAATTATTATTCTTATCATTATCGGATAAATATATACTTTTATGAAATCCATTACCAACAAATGTTTTATTTATACTTTTACCTAAATTACCTATACCTATTATTCCTATTTTAATGTTTTGCATTTAGAATGATTCATATCTATTTAAATATAAACTTCTTTAAGACTATATTTCTAAATTAATTAAACCTATATAGTTACACACAAACGTTAATTTAGCATTTTTGAGAGTTTGAATATATGTATTTTAAAGTACAATTTATGATTTAAGAAAAATCATAATTTTATCTATTTTTTGCTAACTTTCCATTTTGAGATTTATCTTATCTTTATTTTTTGATTATAGAGAATCTATGAAATTATTATGTCTTTTGGCAAAAGTCTTTAAATCCTGCAATATAGAGGATAGATCGGTTGATTCGAGATGATCTAAAGGCATATCACAGAATTCAAATATCTTTTTACATTGATATGATCTGATATCAGGGCTACTATGACCACCTTTAATCTTAACATGCATCTTATTCTTATGACTTATATTATGATAATTAATCCAACTACAAGTATATGGAATTAATTCATCTTTATTTGAATGTATAACAATAACCGGACATTTAACGTTTTTAATATATTCTTTAATAGGTAATGTATCAGTTCTCATTCTGGCAAATCCTGTTAATATTTTTATTGCCTGTTGCCCTTTTCCATCAAATTGGTAGGTTAATATATCATCTAAACTACTAAAAGTACACATTAATATTAATCCAGAGCATTTATATTTAGAGGCTATCCAAGATGCAGCCACACCACCAACGCTTTCTCCCCATACGAGTATTTTCTTTGCGGGTGTTTTACATTTATATCTTAAAAATTCATAGGCGGCCTCACCATCTTCTTTGAAAAATGTTTTATAAGGAAAACTATCTGATTTACCAAACCCTCTATAATCATATACAAATAAATTAAGTCCAAATTCCTGACAAATATCAATGATATATTTTCTATGAGTTATATTTCCTGAATTTCCATGACAGAATAATACAGTTTTAGCTCCTGGAAAATTATTAAACCACCAACCTGAAATATAATCAGAATCTTTTGATTTATCTCTAGAATGATAACATACATCCTCAGGATTAGACACATTTATATATACATGTTTATGTGGTATCTTTGGACGATAAATACGTTTTTTACTTGGATAATATAACACTTTATCTTCGGTCCATACTAATATATTATAAAAAGCTATGAGTATTAGAATTACAACTAAAATAAAAATCAGAAACCATTTAAACATTATTTCGTTTAAATTATTATTATTATTTCTTTCTGAACATATTTTTAATAAAATATATTCATTAATCAGATCCGGTGCTGGATAGATCGATTGTGTATTTGGATAAGTAGGATGTTTCGGAATATTCTTCAGAACAGTCAGTGTAATAAGAAGATTTAGGTCTACATTCAGTCTTACTACAATCAGAGTCTGTGCATGTTATATATGTAGAATATGATGATTTAGATGAATGTGAGGATTTTCCATAATCTCTTGAACTTTTAGAATAGCTCTTGGAATAATCTGTATAATCTGTAGAATGACAGATACTATCACAGTCATCATAACTATCGCTTTCGTCATCGTCAGCAGGTTCCAATAAATCAGCACTTACTACGCAGATTCCATTAGAGCAGATACCAGAAGCACACTCAGAATTGGTTGTGCATGGTTGACCTACAATAACCTTACAAATATTATTCACACAGGTATGTCCTTCATCGCAGGGGCATCCTTCATTCTTTTTTCCTAAAAGAGTAGTACATACACTATTAACACAGTTTAATCCGCTAGCACATTCTGAAGTATTACTACATGTTTCTCCGAATGAAACTTTACATGTACCGCTTGAACATACTAAACCTCCATTACATTCAGATGTATTGGTACAGGATTCATTTAATTTTTTACTTGTTTCACATTTATTTGTAAAACTTCTCACTAATAACCATATTGTTAACCCTATTAAAACAAGAAGAGCAATTAAACTTAACCAGTGAAAAATCATTATTATATTAATATAGATTTTTTCTTGTTTCTTATTTTAATTAAAAAGATAATTTATTCATTAAACTATAAATTGATCAAATAATTATATTTTAATTCATATAATAATAAAACACATTAAAAATATGTCAGAATTACCAGATTTACCCCCTATTTCTAAAAAACAAATTAAATCGATCTCTAAAATACTTACCAGTATAAAGAAAGAGGACGGAACAGATTTAGTTACAAAAGAACAGGCAGATACTTTAGCAGCATTAAGATTTAAAGAGAGTGGAGAACAGATTTTAACTCTGGAAGATAGAAATTTTCTTTATGAGATTATTTGGCTTTTACAATCAGATAAAGTAGGATATGAAGGTGTTTATAATTTTCTTACAACCAATTGGGAAAAGGTTTTAGGTAAACATAATATTAGAAAGAAAATGCTTTTTGAAAACCCATTAATGTCTAAAGAACGGGAGAAATTCCTTTTGGATATGGAAATTTATAGAAATAAAGTCGATGTTGAGGAGGGTGGAGTTGATTGTCCTCGTTGTAAATCTTCTAGCACAATTAGTAGAGAAAAACAAACCAGAAGCGCAGACGAAGCCATGTCAATTTATGTTACTTGTATTGACTGTAAATATAAATGGCAAGCTCAATAATAATAAAAACATAGTTAAAAATGAATAATATATAACTTTATATATTATTTTTAATATGGCATACAGAATTATAAAAAATGTAAAATGGTATTATAGATTGAAAGAAAAAAGAGAAGGAGGGAAATCAATTAAAGGGTTGTTTTCTGATTATCCTAGAGAAAGTTTATTAGGTAAATTGATTATCTCTTGGAGTTATTTTGATTATGAGACAAATAAACTCTTTCGACTCTATAGTTTATTTAAAACCTATATTGATTTTGCCAGGTATTGTTTAAAATTACCTCAACATATGAGATGTTTTTATGAAGTGATTATAGGAGAATTTATTCAGAAACCACATTTTGATCTGGATTTAGATTTAGAAGAAAATAATCTCTCTGAAGAACAGGTCAAAGAGATATTTAACAATTTAATAAACTCTATAGTCGATGAATTTAAAAATAAAAGTTTAGAATTAGATTTATCTAGAGATGTTTGTGTCTATTCTTCTCACGGTAAAACTAAAAGAAGTTATCATATTGTAATTAATAATTTTTGTCATGCTAATAATCATGAGGCCAAAGCTTTTTATTATTGTATAATGGAAAAATTACCCCCAGAATATGTGAAAAATGGTTGGGTAGATGATAGTGTGTATTCTTTATCACAACAATTTAGATGTTTAGGTTCTCAGAAATTTGAAAAGAATAGAATTAAGAAATTGGTTGAGGAATGGAGTTTTAATGATGAGATTATCAAACATAAATATATTGAAGAACCTGAAGATGAAAATCATTTATTTCTTATTCAATTAGAAGAGAGTTTGGTTGGGGCCAGAACCTCAACCTGTAAAATTTTACCTAGCTATGAAACACCCAAACAATATAAAGAGACAACTTTTGAATCTACAGAAACATTGGATTATGTCAAGACTAAACAGATTTTAGATATATTTGCTGCTTCTGTAGGATTAAAGTGGGGAGATTCTAGAATTCCTTATAAATTTGATAAAGTGGAAGGCCCATTTATTATTTTAAAAAGGACTAAACCTTCTAAATGTAAAATATGTTATAGAATACATGAGCATCAGAATCCTTATTTATTGCTAACACCTTCAGGAGATATTTATTTTCATTGTAGGAGAGCTCCCAAAGAAAAGAAATTATATATAGGTTCTATAATAGAGAAAGTAGAGGAAGAATATAAACCTGTCAAGAATAAATACCGACAACTCAATAAATTACAATTAAATAAAAGATCGTTTGATTTAGAAAAACTTGATCAGATTGCATCTACCAGTTCCGGTAAAAAGGTTAATCTTCCTAAATATTATATTAAAGATCCTGATAAAAAACAAACCCAACTCTTATTAGATAAAATTAGAGATAAATTTTAAAGAGATAACAGGCAAATATAAATGAGATCTGCTATAGAGAATGCAATTTATTATTCTAAATTTATACCGTCTTACCTACAGACACCCATAGTCTCTTTCAATTATAATTCTGATTTGGATAGTTTTAACTTAATACGTGAAGAATTTAAAAACTGTATAGATGTTAAGGAATTATTTGGAGAGGATATGAATATGTGTATACAAATATTGGAGGAATTATCAAATTCTTTTAACCATTTATTATTAGGAAATATCTCAAGTATATATATTGTAAATAGAAAAGATTTTGCTATAGAATTAAAAAATAGAGATTATGAATATGATGAGGAGAATATCAGGGTAGCTATTTTAAAGATAGATTCTATAAAAACAGAATATAAACCATCATCATGGAAAAAATGGTTGTTGGGTTTAGGTATCTTATCAACTATTCCTGTGGGATATATGGCTGCCAATCATTATAATACTGTGGATTAGAAAAATGATCTATATAAAGAAATATATTATAATCTTAAATATAATATATTTTAAATGAACCAATGAATATGACCAATTCCGAGTCACCGATTAATAAATATAGATTAATTACTAGAAGAATTGACCGTAATAAGATTCACCACAAGTCTAGAAAAGAATTAGAGGTTTTTACGTCAATTGTGAAAAATGTTAAAATGCCGGATGAATCAATAGGAATTAGATCAGGAGCTATTATTTACACACATCATAAGGGAAAAACATATTTTTGTTTGGGAGTTGATTCAGAATATGGAGATCTGACGGATTTTGCAGGAGGAGTTAAAAAGGAAGAATCTGTGATTGTGGGAGGTTTAAGGGAATTATATGAGGAGTCTCAAGGAGTTTTTGGTAATTTATCCTATGAGGATGTTAAGAATTGTTTAGCTTTTTATACTAATAACATGATTATAATGTTTATAAGATTAGATATTGATATGAATCAAACGAAACAGGATTTTGTCAGATCAGTTAGAACTAAAAGTCGAAATTACAACCTGACTGGAGATTTTGAGCAGATTGAAGTATCTAATATTATGTGGTTGGATACTCACGAATTTTTAAATTGTATTTCAGGTAGAGGGCAGACTTTATATTCTAGAGTAAGAAGAATATTATCCAAAGTCACTGAAATTATCCAAGCCTTATAAATTGATCGTTTAATTGTATTTTTAACAAAAATATAATTATAGTCTATTAAAATGCAAGATATTGATACAAGAGCCGGCAGTTTATTATTTGAAATTAAGAAAAATCAATTAAAATTAGTTAATAGAAGAGGTTATAATATAGATAGAGAAAGAACACTCTTATCCTTAACTTCAAAAGATTTTTTAAATAGTTATATTCCTTATGCTCAGAAACAGAAAAAGACCTTACGAGCAGTTTTAACTCAAGTTTATGAGAATGATAAAGGAGATAGATTAGTAGTATATTATGCGGATGTTCCTAAAGGTGCATCTCAATTAGGTGTCGAGCCTGTTTCTGATGCTATATATGATTTGGATAAGTGGAAATCTAAAAATGGTATTATCATTACAGCTAAACCTTTATCCTCTTCAGCCAGAAAACAATTGGAACGTCTAGTTAATTATAATATTCAGATCTTTTTAGAATCTGAAATGGGGTACGATCCTATTGAACATTACTTAACCCCAGAACATATTGCATTAACTCCTGAAGAACAGAGAGAGTTTCTAGATAAAAATAAGTTAAGCATTGACCAATTACCTATTATGTTAGATATAGATATGATCTCAAGATATTATGGGTTTAGACCCGGACAGGTGATAAGAATTAACAGAGTTAATATGTTTGATACTCTAGTTCAACATTCAGTAGGATATAGAGTCGTTAAAGAATCACAATAAAATATAAATTATGGTTTATATTAAACCATAATTTACAAAAATGAATTAAAGATTGTTTGTAATTTTATTCTTAAATGATACTATTTATTATATTTTATGTATCTATATCATGGATATCTAGAAAATATTTAAGATCAAAGGTTCCATTACAAAGTTTATTACATTGTAGTGTATCTACAATATGGCATTTTGTATTATTCCTTCGATATACCCATTTATCCTTATTGTCAATATATACTGTAAAAAATTTGAATATCCTTTTATTATTTAGACCCGAATTAAAAAGTTATTTTTATAATGCTGCTATTCATTCAATATATTATTTTTTAGCAGATTTGATAGATATATTTCTTGATACAGAAAATAAGAAAAGAAGAATATATATTACACATCATATTTTTGCAATTATTACAATAGGGTGTATATTTTTTGATTCATATGTTTGTAGTTATGGGATTTTATGTGCTGAATTAGGAGGTGTAGTTCATCATCTTAAAAATAGATATAAGAATTCTAATTATTATATAAGATTACTATTTTTTGTATTTTATGTAATTATATATTCAACCACAAGATTGTTAATGTTATTTAATACTATTCATTATCTATTAAATTTAGATAAATACACAGATCTAATTACAATATTTTTAACGTTTTTATTATTATATCAAAATACTTTATGGGTAAAATATAATATTAAAAAATTTATAACTAATTAATTATATTAAAACTTATTTTCTAAATCTTTTAGACAAAAGTTCTTTCTTAAGTTGTTTATATTTCTTTATATCTACTGTTTTTGATTGTTTAATACTTCTACCAGATGATTGAGTACATTCGGTACAGTTAGAATTAAGAAATTGAATATTAGCTCCTGAAACACTTGGAAGAGCGGGGAAATCTGGAAGAGAAGCGCTAACAACTTCCGTAGGAAATGTCTGTCCTACTCCATAATATACCTCATATCCACAAGCTGTACTATATGATTTATTGTTAGCAACCAGATTAGTGCTAGGATCTTGTTGATCAATCACAGCATATTGAGAAAACAAAAAGCTATTCTCAATAACCATACCACAATCACATGTACTTAATAGTACATTTATATTGTGATTGGTAAACTTATTTCCTTGAATTGTAGTTATGTCTAAGTTATTATCAATTCCTACCTGACCGTTACTTGAAATTACGTTATTTAATACAGAAACATAAGAGGGACCTGTCTTTTCTCCTTCGTTGAAAAGATCAATACCTGTTGTAAGGAAGCCTACTTCCGGAGCAGGTTCATCAAAATCTGGTAAATTGTTACTTATAAAACAATCTGAAATTAAAATATTTTCACATAAATCATCAAAAACTCTGATACCTGAAGAGGTTCCGTTAGGACCGGCGTTTACAACTCTATTTCTAGAGAATTTACTATTTTTAACCATAACGTTATTAGTAAAAGTTTCTGGAAATTGTCTATCACTAAAAATAAATAACCCATCACAGAAACCTGCAACATTTTCTTTATTATCATCTGTTAAAAGAACCCTGTTATCTTCACACACACAATCAATTATGTTAACCCCAGAAGGATATTTAACACTCAAACCTCTAACATCAACTGTAGTAATATTTGAAACTCCAGTTTTACCTACATTTCCAGAAGAAACACAATTTTTAATAGTCACAGATTCACCAGGAAATGCATTTTTAGTCTCTGATGTAGTGGCCATTAAACCACTAAGACTAAAACCTATACACAAACTACCTCCTTCATTTTGTGAAAATTCTGAATTTTGAATGACCGTTCCTGATCCTGCTCCTAATACAAGACCGATAGTTTCATTATTCTCTCCTGCATCACCCAATATTGTCTGATTACTATTATATTGACAGTTGATTACTTTTAAATTTTTGAAATTGACTGCCATAATTTTTCCATGACAATAAGCACTTAAAGCATTTTCTACTGAAGCATCTGCAATATTACTGTTAAAATCGCAGTTTTCAAAAACAATATTATTAACTCCAAAGTTGGGTGGTGGTGTCACATCAGGGTTAGAAAAATAGACTAAACCATAACATACTACACTATTACCTTTGTAAAACCCACCTAAAACAGAAATCTTATCCCACATTAAACGAACTTCTCTATTACCACTAAAGGAACAATTAGAGAATGAATAATTAGAACCTTCACCCAATAAACAACCTACATTATTTTCGGAAGATACAACATTTCTAACGCTTACTTGATTTACAAATCCTTTAAACTCTCCAGCTCCTATAGCTTGAATAAACTCCTGATCTCCTATTTGTAAACCTCCTTGAGTAATACCTTCTTGAACTGCTTTATAAGTATCAACAAAAGCTACAGGAGTACCATACCCACATCCTCTAATAGTTAAGAGAGAATCATCTCCAATGGTAACATATTCATTACCTCCTTCTACATAAATACCTCTTTGAGAGAAATTTTTGATAACACCATAATTACCAATTATAGTTACATTTTTATGTCCAGTTTTAACCAATATTCCTGTAATTTGGGTCTTATCGTTATGTGAAGATTGTTTTAAGACTTTTGAATTCAAGTCCAGAACTACATTATCACTATCAATCAATATAGCAGGAACTTTATTCTTCTTGGGGTTAAAAGAAATGTTTTCTTTTAGTTTATATACACCAGAAGATTTGATTTTATAAGTGCAATGTTCTTTATAGCATCCAAAATCTCTTTTTTCGATCCAATATATCATTATTTTATGAATGATATATATATTTTTTTTGATTAATTTTCAAACCATACAAGTCGATTTAAATGTCTTCTAGTATCTGCAAAATAACACCAGTTGTCTAAAGTATCACTATAAGGGATGATCTGAAATGTTTTATCTTGTTCCCAGAAAATCCATTTAGATACTCGTTTGGAAATAAAGAGTTTATCTGATTTACAATTTTTACAATAACATTCTTCTGTAGTCCAGAATAAGGTGATATATTTAGAATTTCCATAGAATTGGTCATATCGTATAATTACACGAGTCACCTCTGATTCGTAAATAATCTCGGTAATAATGTTGTATAAATATCTTTTCTTATTGTATTCCACAATACAATTTTCACTTAAAAACATTCTACAATCATCTTCCGCTTCAAAATTCCAATCAGATTCGTTAGCTCTTCTAATCATAGCTAAACTCTTTTGAATAATTTGTCTCTCCACCAGAGTAATATCTTTTAAGGATTTGATATCTTCCAAGTTGTTAAAATCTGATTCTTTATAATCATTTAAAACCTCAGTAGTAGAGAAAGATACTTCTAACGTGGGACTTTCTTCAGTTCTGGATCTTTTTTCACTAATAGATGATGTTTCTGATTCTTCAATTGATCTTTTCATTTGATATTATTTTTAGTTCTTTTAAGGTTATATAAGTTATAAACAGTATGTTTTAAAAATAAATATGGTATTCCCATTGAAACAATCCAAGAAAATATGATAGAAACCGAAAAGAAAGTTGTATGTTGTTGTAAGTAAATCTTGATCATGAAGGACAAAGAATTACTCACGAACAGGGAAGATGTAATATAAGATTATCCCAGGCAAGGGCTATGGGTATCTGTCTATTCAAAAATTAAATTCCTTTAAACCCTATCTTCTATATAAATTATTCTAATATAGGTATATTAGAATGATATTTTTAGGTTTTTGTGGATTTTTAAAAGATGTTTTTAAGCACGTTTTATGGTTGGTAAAAATCTATAAAATCTTCTATTTTTTGAAACTCTTCATATTAAGAAAAATGACAAACTATCTCATGTAAATAAAAAAAACAATATATTTAAAGAATGAATAAATTAATTTTAGTTTCTTTAAACAATATTCCGAAATTTAATATTAACATTACACCTAACACAACTATATCTAATATCAAATCTACGATAAAATCTTTTTTAGAGAAAAATAAATTAGATATTAACGATCAGACTATCCAATTTAATATAAATCCTAAAACTCAATTACCAGTGATGTATACAAGACAATATGATAATATGAAATTGGAGTCTGTGTTTAGTCAGATTGATAATGGTCAAATTTATATTGTTGATTATAATGAACTTTTAGATAAAGAATTCCCTGATCGTAAAACAAACAAAGATACTCCTAGGGAAACATATACTTTATTATATGATTTAACCAATCTTAAGAATAAATTAGATTTAACCGAATCTATTGAAGAGATTTATAATATGGAAGAGTTAGACTTACGGTATGACCAGATAAAAGAGATACCCAAAGAGATTGGTCAACTTCACAATTTACAAAAATTAGACTTAAGAGATAACAAGATAAAAGAAATACCCAAAGAGATTGGACAACTTCATAATTTACAACTATTATCCTTAAGTGGTAACCAGATAAAAGAGATACCCAAAGAACTAACACAACTTTACAATTTACAAGATTTAAACTTAAGTTATAACCAGATAAAAGAGATACCTAAAGAGATTGGACAACTTCAAAATTTACAAAAATTAGACTTACAAAATAATCAGATAAAAGAGATACCCAAAGAGATTGGTAATTTAACTAATTTACAAGAATTATATTTAGATGGTAACCCCATTAGAGATATATTACCTATTACAAATTTAAGCAACTTAAAAATATTAACCTTGCACCAGATTCAAATAGATAATATACCTCAAGAGATTAGTAATTTAATTAATTTGAAAGAATTAGACTTAAGTTATAACCAGATAAAAGAGATACCTCAAGAAATTAGTAAGTTAACTAATTTGGAAACATTATATTTACAAAATAATCAATTAAGGGAGATACCAGATGATTTTGCGAATTTAATTAATTTAAAATACTTATCCTTAGATAATAATCAAATAAGTAAGATACCTCTTTGGATTAAAGAGCTACCTAATTTGAATCACTTATCCCTTATGGATAATAATATAAAAGCATTACCTAAAGAATTTGAAGATATAAAAGGTAATATATATTTAAGTAAAATACCTAGAGGTAGAGGTGCAAAAGGTTTATCTAAAAACTGAGGAATTAATCATATTTATTTTTGTATATAAATATGAAGTATTATGTAGTAAGAGTTGGTAGAAATCCTGGAATTTATACCAATTGGAAAGAATGTGAGTCACAAGTTAAAGGTTTTAGTGGTGCAGAATATAAATCATTTAAAACTAAGATAGAGGCTGAAGAATATCTAAAAAGGGAAAAGAAGCTTATTTCTAATTCTAGCGGAAAAACAACCATTTATACAGATGGATCTTGTATAGATCAGATAGGAGGATATGGGTTTGTATATATTGATGAGGATATTTTACCTATCTGCGGTAGAGTTCCTATTGATCCGTGTACTAACCAGAAGGCTGAATTGTATGCTATTTATAAAGCTATTCAATTTACAAATAGTTCAAAGATACATATATACACAGATAGTATGTATTCAATTAATTGTTTAACCGAATGGTATAAAAAATGGGAATTAAATGGATGGAAAACCTCAGGAGGTAAGGATGTTGAGAATCAGGGTTTGATTAAAGATATATTAAGATTAAAACAATATAAGGATATTAGATTTTTTCATGTAAAGGCTCACAATGGGGACGAATACAATGAATGGGCTGATAGATTAGCCAATATGGGAAGATCTGAATAAACTCATTTTTATATAAAAATGAGTTTTGAGCCAAATTTAAAGAAACTCGTGGTTTTATTTCATCATTTCTTAGATTCTTATAGGTAAGTGAGACAGTTCTTTTGGTATTTCTTTTATCTGGTTATTATATAACCATAATTCTTGTAAATTGTGAAGTTGTGTTAGTTCTTTGGGTATCTCTTTTATCTGGTTATATTGTAAATATAATCTTTGTAAATTGTGAAGTTGTGTTAGTTCTTTGGGTATCTCTTTTATCTGGTTATGTTCTAACCATAATCTTTGTAAATTGTGAAGTTGTCCCAGTTCTTTGGGTATCTCTTTTATCTCGTTTTCTGATAAATATAACGATACTAAATTGTGAAGTTGTCCGATCTCTTTGGGTAACTCTTTTATCTCGTTTTCTGCTAATTCTAAATATTTTAAATTGTGAAGTTGTTTTAGTTCTTTGGGTATCTCTTTTATCTTGTTACCATTTAAGTATAATCCTTGTAAGTTAGTTAAATTTCCAATCTCTTTGGGTATCTCTTTTATCTGGTTAT